CCATCGTCGGGGTGTTGTCCCCGGCGGTTGCGGCCTCACCGATCCACGCAGCGTTGACACCGGCGGAGTTGACGCCCTGCCACGCGTTGGAGGTGGTGGTCTCCATGCGGGCGACCCGCCGGAACGGATTGGCCGAACCAGCGTTAGTTAGGACAATCGTTGGATCTAGGACATAAGGCAACATGAACCCGGCGGAGGCGGTGCCCAGGGTCAGGGCACGGAGACGCTGGACGCCGACGTCGGGGTCCTCAAGGTAGGACCGGAACGCGTCGCGGTACTCCTTGGAACCGGTGAGCAGGATGTGGGAGGCGACCCGGGGGTTGGAGATGGCGCGGCGGGTGGCGGTCTCGGCGTAGTCGTGGGTGAGTTCGTAGCGCTTGTGGTCCTGCTCGATCAGGGTCTCCGCGCGGCTGCGGAGCTCGTCGGAGGGGACCATCTTGGCGCGGACCCGGTCGATGTCGGCGAGCGGGTCGGTGTTGCTGCGGTTGTACTGGCCGGGGGCCTGCCGTGGCTGGGTCTGCTGCGGGGTGCCGTCCTCGCGGTTGTCGGGGTTGGCGCGGGCGCGCAGCACCCGGTCGATGTCGGCCATCCGCCGGCGGAGCGGCTTGGCGCGCTCCTCGAGCTGGTCGTACTCCTGGATGACGGTGCCCTGCCAGTCGACATCGTCCTGGGTCGGCTCGGGCAGCGCGTCCAGCGCCTGAAGTTCCGAGCGGATCGCGGCCTGGCGCGCGTCGATCTCCTGGAGGGTCCGGTAGACGTTCTGCCCCTGAGACGGCTGGGCCTGCTGCTGCTGGGACTGGGTGGCGGTGTCCTCAGGCACCGATGTGACCTCCTCCGTGCTTGATCAGGAACTTGGCCCGCTGGGCCTGAAGTTCCAGATGCGGGGGCCGACCGGAGCGCATCTCCCCACCCTGGGGGCGCGAGTCCTCGGCGACGAGTCCCGAACCGTCGGGAGCGTCGGCGGATGGCGAGTCCAGCGGAGCGCCAGTCCGAAGCATCAGGGCGAGCCGTTCACGCTCGTCCGGGTCAAGGCTACCGAGCAGCGAGGCGACCTGTTCGGCGCGGACACCGACGATCTCGGCGCCCGCGTAGGCGGGGAACGGGGTGGGGCCGTACTCCCGCAGGGTGGCTTCCATCCGCCGGACGACCTGGAGCTTGCCGTCTCGGCCCGGGCGGAACCCCATGCGTGGCACCGGCGGGTCACTGCGGAGATAGGCACCGGAGACGGAGTAGGTGGTGAGCAGCCCCTCGCGGATCCCGTCGAGGATCTGGTCGCCGAGCTGGCCAGGGACGTACCGGGTCCGGGTGAACAGCCCGCGGGACTCAGGGCGGATCTCGATCGGCACGCCGACCGGCATAGAGTACAGGTCGCTCGGGGTCTTCCAGATCGTCATTCCGTGGTTGTAGAACACCCCGACCCGCCATGACTGCCGACCGCCGGCGGGGGCGGCGTCGGCGATCGCGCGGTTGTACATCGTCCGGTCGTTGACCTCTTTGTAGTGGCCGTCCTCGTCACGGATCTCGGCTTCCTCGTCGAATACGGTCGCGTACGCGTCGACGGTGCGGCCGTCCCCACCGGAGCGGATCGAGATGTCCTCGAGCGGGAAGCTGCGCGTGTATGCGGTCACCCTACCGGTCCTCTCATGCGTCCCCGCCTTGTTCTTGGCCTTGAGCGCTTCCCACTCCGCGATCGCCGCGGCGGCCTTCGCCCTGGTCTCCGGCTTCACACCCTCGCCGCCGGCGGCCCATCGCTTGCACTGGGAGATCGCGGTGGCGATCGCCTCCGACTCCGGCATCCCACGTTCGTGGATCAAATCGTTGGCGATGTGCTGGATGAACGCAGGGAGCTGCACGCCCTTGTGGTGCCACAGGCCCTGCTCGGTGTGGCCGACCTTCTCGTGCGCCAGCGCCATCGCGCGCTCCTTGTGGCCGATTCGTTACCCACCGACACTGGCGTACAACGACGGTTAGTGACATGCTGTGACTACAGAATCACTCTCGGGAAAGGAACCCCGATGCTCACCGTCAAGCGCCTGGCAGTCGCCAGCGCTGCCATCGCCCTCGCCGTCGGCCTCGCTGCCTGCGGCTCGTCCAAACCCACCGCCACACCAAGTTCACGACCGCAGGCAGTGGCCAGCTTCCCCGACGAGGGGATCCCGACCACGACCATCCCGAAGATCGCCGTCCCCAAGCTGCACGTCGGCCAGACCGCCAACCTCGCCGTCATCCAGGAACCCGCTGGCCAGACCGGCGCCGAGGCACCTCGCCTTGCGGTCGACCCGTCCAAGACAACCGTCGGACGGCTCCAGGTCAGCCGCGTCAAGACCACCCATGGTGGGGAATTCGACACCCCGGAGCGGGGTCTCTATCTCGGCGTGTACGTGAAGGCTCAGAACATGAGCATCCCGCCGGAAGAGGTCTCTTGGAACATGTACGTCGTCGTCAACGGCCACCACTACGACTCGACCATCGCCGCTGAGGGTTTCTCCCCCGCGTTCGGCAACGCGAGCCTCGGTGAGGGTGAGGCCGATGAGGGTTGGATGGTCTTCGATGTGCCCGCCGCCCACGGAACCGTCGTCGTGTTCGATCCCATCAGCATGCACCAGACCAAGATCGCGACCTGGAGCTTCTAGGAGACGCCATGCCAGAGCTGCTCACCATCAAGGAGGCCGCCGCGTACCTCCAGGTCTCTGAGGAGACGCTCCGCAAGTGGCGTGCGCAGGGTGCCGGCCCACCGGTCGCCAAGCTCGGCCGGCACCTGCGCTACCGCAAAGACGCTCTCGACCAGTGGGTCAGGAAACAGGAGGAGGGAAACTGATGGGAATCCTCGACTCGGCCAAGCAGGCCGTCATCGACGCACGTCAGAACGCTCTTGACGCCCGCGCGACCGAGCGGCCGATCACTGCGCCACCCGCCGAAAGCGCTGGAGCGCTGGAGTACGACGCCGAGGTCAACAAGGGCGACATCTCGATCCGCTGGCTCCCCGGCCATTTGAACAAGCGGGCGCAGCAGGGCTGGCGCTTGCACACGGTGCTGGAGCAGCACGGCAACACCGTGTTCATCTGGGAGCGGTGGCGATGATCCGGCCGCGAATTTGGAAGGTCGGCGACCGGTTCGACCCGCACGCGCTGCCGCCTGACATGACCGAGCAGGACTTCCACGAGCTGTCCAGCTACAACGGCGAGGTCGCCCGTGGGCTGGTTCACACGCCCGAGTGGAAGGCGAAGATGGCGGTCTTCCAGGAGCGGTGGAACCGCTGGGCGGTCGAACAGGCAGCGGCTCGCGGTGACATCGTCATCCCTGACCAGTCGAAGTGGACCTGATGTGGTGCCCTGCCTGCGGAATGCGGATGCTGTTCGCGTTCGACGTCGGCTACTACTGGTTCTGCTTCCCCTGCGGACTCCGCTACGGCGACCTCGACTGCAAACGAGGCGGAGGAGTGATCATGGCATGAGCAAACGACTGGTTGCCGCCATCTTGCTTGCCGCTGCCCTTACCGGCTGCATCTCTGAGAATCCTGAACTGCGGCAGCATCACGGAAAGATCCACCTGAAGAACAAGCCCAAAGGCGCCCCGGACCCGCCAGAGTGGTGCTTTGAGGTGCAACACAAGAAGCTAGTTTTCAACTGCCGGTGGAACACGTTCCTGCATCAATGGGTGCCCGACTAGGGCCGGCGGAGTAGCGCGGGTGGCATCGGCCGCATCTGCCTTGGGGTCGGCCCCTTCCCGTTCCCCGACGGCGGCCCGACCTTCTGCGACGGCCGTGGCGGCTCCCCACCCGGATGCCCGTCGGTGATCGGGCGGGCCGCGGCTGGCGGGGTGATCTTCTCACTGGTGGTCTCCCGGCCGCTGACCCCCGGTGGTGGTGCCTGCGGCTCCGGGACGAGCTGCCCGACATCACCGGAGGCGAGGAACGCGACCGCAGACTCCCGCGTGTACCCGGCCTGGACGATGGTGAGGAGCGCAGCAGCCTGGACCTGGGAGGTCTGCCCCCGCTCGGTCTCCGACGCGCGGAGCGCCGCGATGTCGCTGGTGTCGTACCAGAGCCGGACCCCTGCCGGGGGAACATTGGGGACGAGCTTCTGCAGCGCCGCGCACCCCGTGCGCCACATGTGCCGCAGGGTGACATCCCCGAGCCGCCGCATCGCCTGCTCGTAGCTCACCGCCGCACGACCCAACGTCAGCGCGCCGATCAGGATCGGGTCGACCCCCGACGCGCCGCAGACCCGGTTAACGCCGGCCTCCTGCGTGGACGCGAACGACATCGACTCCAGCGAGTTGTTCAGCACGGTCGCGTCGGCGCCCTGGTCGAGCACGAACGTCCGGAACGCGTTGGCACCGCCGTACTTGGCGTGCATCCGCTCACTGATCGAGTCCAGCGTGTCCGGGCGGAGCTTCATCGGGTACTTCAGCAGCAGGTTCGGCGCGGCCATGTTCTCCAAGTACGCGATCTTGTAGGAGGTCATCGCCGTGTCCGCGTTGATCTCCCGGATCACCGGGGTCAGCCACGACATCCCACGGAACTTCGCGCGTGGATCCGGGATCGGTGACCAGTGCGCCACCTCGTCGACCGTGAACGTCTGCGCCCGCTCCGACTTGTCGCTCTGCCCTGGGGCGACGTTCTGGACCGGGCTGGGGTCCCAGTCGTAGCCGACAACCTTGCGGTAGTGCCCTGTCGGCCCTTGGAACTCCTCGGAGATGATGGTGACCTCGTCAGGGGGCATCTGGACGAGGAGATCGTCTTCCGCTTTCCACAGGTAGCAGTTCCCGGCGACGGTGAGGTCCTGCTCCATCCG